AAAAGAGTATCAACAAAAAGGTGGTGTTGTTATATTTGATGAAACTGTAACAGGTTTTGGTAAACTAGGTAGTATGTTTGCATTTGAAAAATTAAACTTTGAACCTGACATGATAGTATTAGGTAAGGGTATTACAAATGGATATTTTCCTATGGGTGCATGTCTAATAAATGAAAGAATAGAAAAGAATATTAAAATGTTTAATCACGGTTTTACATACTCAGGACATCCTGTTGGTTGTGCAGCTGCATTAGAAACATTAAAAGAATTAGATAAGATAGAATTAAATCATAAACAAACAGACTTAGCTACAAGACAGTTCGGTTGCATGGGTGCAATTGACTTTGAAACACCAAAACAATCATTGACATTTATTAAGAAAATGCGAGAACAAGGTTTTATATTAGAAGACGGTTCAGAGAATGTATCTACTGCCGTATTTTGTTTACCTTACATTATTAGTGATGATGACTTTGATTTATTTGAAAGGGCAATAAAAGAATGTATGTAAATCCAACATGGACAATTCAGTTTCCTGAAGTTAAGGCAGTCATACAACAATATTATTCAAGATTATATGACCATAATAATTTAATAAAAAATAGACATGATATACAAGAAAGATTTATTGAAAACTTTGTATCGTGGTTTAACAAAGGACATTTTAAAGTAAAAGGTCTAAAAGATTTTAAACATGTCTATATTACAACTGGTGTATCAGAATCAATTAATATGGCCATAACTGAACACCGTTTAAGACCAGAGGTGGTGTCAGACGATTATCCTGGTTACATTGCTCAGTATTTGATGATACGAAAAGCAGGTATTAGATGTACAAACAACACGCCATTTATTAGTCTACCATTTTATGATACAGCAGATGAGCACCCACAAACACAAAGTCTATTAGAACAAAATACATTTGTTGATTTAGCATGGGCTGGTGGTAGTGGTCTAAAGAAGACCTATGATTTAAGTAAAGTAGGATATGTGGCATTTAGTTTTAGTAAAATGTATGGTATTCAATTTCATAGAGTAGGTATACTTTTCTCAAAGAAACCAATCAAGACATTAGAGATGTTTAAATCTGAGGCATATGTCAATCTGGCTGGTGTCGATTTAGTTAATCAATTAATGTCCTTTTCGCCCTCATATTTCTATGATAAATATAGAGGTAAAGCAGATGAAATTTGCAAACGATTAAATCTTGATACCACACCTAGTTTATGGTTCGGTAGAAAAGACAACAAAAAGGTGCCCTTATTAGATGAGTGGCTAAAAATATGAGAAACGAAACACAAGAATTTTTTAAGTTTACACAAAGTAAACCATTTATGGATATAACTCATTTTTGGGATATACCATATGAAGAAATGTTAGATGAGATAAAACTTGTAAATGAAGATTACTGGAGAAGACCGTTTGACGCTGACAATAATCAAATAGATAGAATGAAGTTAGATGACGCAGAAAGTGTTAATCACTATCCAGGTCTTACAGGTGATTTGATTGAGGCGCATGGCTGGAAAAGTTTATGTTTCTTAAATGAAACAGGTAATAGTAAAGACCAAATTAATAGATTTCCTGCTGTATTCAATACAGCTGGCGACTACAAGGCAACACTAAAATATTTTCTTGACAATAGAAAATGGACAAATGTTGCAGAGTTTAGTCCTACTTTGGTTAAGTTTTTTAAAGAAGTAATTAATAAGTATATGCATGTTGGTCAAATATTTGTAACACGACTAGAGGGTGGTGGTGTGATTACTGAACACAATGATGTTCCAGAGGACACTAAACATTTATTAGGTGGTGAACAAGTGCATATGTTTGATATGTTAAATACCTTTAATTTGTGTTTAAATCATGTTCAATCATGTTATAGTGTGTTTGATAACAAGGTTATGCCAGCATATGATGGTTGTTTGAGATGGACAAATGTTGGAAAGAAACATTGGGTAGTAAACATGAATAGAAATCCACAATACCAGATTATATGGCAAGGAATATACAAAAAAGATTTTAGACGATTAGTAATGGAGAATAAATAGTAATATGACAATAACAAACAATCATACATACTTTGTTTTAGACACAGTATTTCAAAATAGACATAAAGAATTATTTGATTTTTTTGAAGGCCAAGGTGCTGATATTGAAATTAATGAGGACTTTGCTGGTTTAAAAACAATATTGACAAGCAAAGATAAAGACGATTACCCTTATGATTTTGACCCAGCTTTTGAAACTAAACTAGATAATTCTACAGGATTTGTTTTACATTTAAAAATTGATGGTGAAGTTGTTGCCACATATGCAGCCAAAAAATTATCTATACCTGTATTTGTTGAGGCAATGAAAGAAAAGTTTAGTGGTACATATGAAGATGTATCTGATATGTCTGGTCAGTCAGCTTATAGTTCATGTCAATGGGTTTCAAAAGACCATAGAGGTAAGAAACTAGGTAGAATTTTAGACCATTTAAAAAAACATATTTGTTTTGATTTAATGAAGTGTTCTAATAACTATGCAATTCATAAAGAAGCATTAGCAAATTATCATACTGAACATCTTGGTTATAATACAACTCAGAAATTAGCATTGATACCAAATGGTGATGTGGGTGGTGCAGGTGAAGTGATAGACAAAATTTATAACTTGACTTATACAACTGCTACAGAATGGACAAATAAACAAAGTGACATTAAAGCATTATACTCTTAGACCTACTGAATTAGATTCCAAGCACATATCTCAAATACATAAAATAATCAAACAGATTATTGGAAAGAAAAGAGATGAATATTGGAAAAATTATGAAGACTATTCTGTATATGGTCAGACAGCAATTACAATAGGATTAATTGACGAAGATGTAAAAACATTTTCATCTATCTATACCAGAGATTTTTATGGTGATGGTGTTTATAGAATTATGAACAGATGGTTGATTGATGATGAGATACGAGAAACTGGTGGTTCAAAGACTTATGGTGGTGAACATAGATTTTTTGATATGATACATCAACAGATAGAGTATGTTAACTCACTAAATTCTAAGTTTTATTTTATATCAAGACAGAGAAAAAATACAAAATGGCTTAGATGGTACTTTGATAGATTTAATAAACAATATGATACAGATTTAGTGGTATCTGATAAACAATATATGGTATGTAATGGTTCTGAATACGATTGTTCTCAGACATTAATATATCCTAAAGATAAAATAGTACCTTTTAAATCGTATAAATAGTATAATAGGAGATAATTATGAATACAGTAATGATTGATGGCAAAGAGTTTGATGTCACAAAATTGAGTCCAGAATTGCAAAACTACCTAGTAGTAAGACAAGAAATTCAGGCCTCTAAAGTAAGACATAAACTTGAGCTAGAAAAAATCGAGGTGTTAACAGCACATTATAACACAAAAATTGCAGAATTAGTAAAAAAAGAAATACCAGAAGAGAAGAAATAGATGGCCGCAATAGCAAACTTAACACTAGACCAAGGCGCAACATTTAATTCAGATGTTACCGTAAAAGACTCAAATGGAAATGCTTTTAATCTAACAGGTTATACAGCGACTGCTAAGATGGCTAAAGGTTATTCATCAACTAGAACAAGAACAGTCATTACAGCTACAGTAAATGGTGACCCCACAACAGGTATTGTCACACTATCATTGACTGCTGATGAAACATCAGCCCTAGATGGTGAGAGATATCTCTATGATTTAGAGATTTTACAGACTTCTACTAGTACAGTTACTAGAGTTATCGAAGGTATTATCACAGTTCGACCACAAGTATCTATTTAATTCACAATTTTTTTATTATAAATATAGTTAGGAGAGAATTAAATGGCAGATATTACAGCTACTGTAGGACAAAGTAATAGTACAACAGCAAATATTGGTGTCAATACGGCTTCTGGACCACAAACGGTATCAGTTTCCCTACCCTCAGCTCAGGCTGCTCAAAATAGTTCACTTCAATTAAAACTGCTCGGTGATGTTGATACAACTACATTGAATGATGGAGCAATATTACAATATAGGTCAAGTGACGCTAAGTTTGTAACTACAAATGAAATAGTAACTACAACTGGAACTTTGACTATAAACGCAGGAGCATTTTAGGAGTTTTAGATGGCAACAGTAATTCAGATAAAAAGAAGTTCAGCAGTAGCAGCCCCGAGCACGCTGAAACTTGGTGAATTAGCATATACACATGGAGCAGGTACACAAGCAAATCTAGGAGATAGATTATTTATTGGTGAGGGTGGCGTTGACGGAAACGGTGACGCAAATAATGTAACAGTAATTGGCGGTCAGTATTTTTCTGATATGTTAGACCATGTTGCTGGTACACTAACAGGAAGTTCAGCACTTACAGCAGACGCAAACTTAGCAATAGACCAACTTATTGTAGGTAATTCAGCTACAGCCGGTGGTACTTTAAAAATAAACGAAGGTACAAACAACGGTACAAATTTTGTAGGTCTTAAAGCTGCAAATGCTTTAACTGCCTCAACTACATTTACATTGCCAACTGGTGACGGTTCAGCAGGACAATTTATTAAAACAGACGGTAGCGGTAATTTAGCATTTTCAACTGTTAATCAGTTTATTGATTTAGCAGGTGACACAGGAACAGATACATACAATACTGCTGAAACACTTACATTTGCTGGTGGTGCCGGCTTAGTACAAACAGTAACAGATAACACAGTAACAGTTACAGCAACAGCACTAACAAATGCTAACTTAGATGGTTCTGCTGGAATTACAAATGCAAACTTAGCAAATCCTACAACTACTTTAGGTTCATCTACATTAACATTAGGTGCAGCTACAACAGACATTGCAGGTTTAACCTCTCTAGTTATTGACAGTATTACTATTAATGGTTCTACAATGTCAACAACTGCTAGTAATACAGATATTACTTTCTCTCCTCATGGTACAGGTACAGTAAAAGTACCAAGTGGTTATGAAGATAGAGCAGGATTTACAACTGACTCATTAGCAAACAAAGCTTATGTTGACCAAGTTGCTCAAGGTTTAGATACTAAGCCATCAACTAAAGCTGGTTCTACAGCAAACTTAACGGCAACCTATTCAAACGGTACTGCTGGTGTTGGTGCAACACTAACAAACTCTAGTACACAAGCTGCATTGACACTTGACGGCGTAACTTTAGTTGTTGCTGATAGAGTATTAATTAAAGACCAAACAACAGCTGCTCAAAACGGTATCTATGTAGTAACTACAGTTGGTGATGGTTCATCAAATTGGGTATTAACAAGAGCAACTCCGGAAGACCAACCTGCTGAATTATCGGGTGGCGCTTTCGTGTTTGTAGAACAAGGTACTGCTAATGCCAATAACGGTTATGTATTTACTCACACAGGCAATCCAACATTTGGTACAACTGCTTTAGATGTAGCACAATTCTCAGGCGCAGGTCAAATTACTGCTGGTGCAGCTTTGACTAAATCTGGTAATCAAATGGATGTTGCAGTTGATGATAGTTCAGTTGAAGTAAACGCAGACGCATTAAGAGTTAAAGCATTAGGTGTTACAAACTCTATGTTAGCAGGTAGTATTGACGGTGCAAAGATAGAAAACTTTACCTTTACAGACGAAAGTTCTACACAAGGTGCAACTCAGATAGGTATTCCGATGGAGTTCTTAGCTGGCGAAGGAATAAATACAGTTGCTTCAGGACAAACACTTACAATTACAGGAGAATTAGCAAGTACATCTAATATCGGTGTGGCTAGTTTTCATTCAGACAACTTTACAACAAGTTCAGGTGTCGTAACAGTTACAACAATTGACGGAGGCTCATTCTAATATGAAAAATTTATGGAAAAAAATTAAAAGTCTTTTCATCAAACCTTTGGTGTTAAAAGATGAGATTAATTTAAAAGATATCAATAAGAAAACAAAAGCTGAGTTGGAAAAACTAGGCAGAAAAATTGGTATTGAATTAGACAAAAGACAAACTAAAGCAAAACTTATATCGCAGATTAAAAAAGCTTGTAAATAATGTCAACAGTAATAAAACCAAAAAGAAGTGAAACAGCATTAGCCGTACCAACATCAGGTTCATTAGCAACCGGTGAGTTGGCAATGAATGTTGCAGACGGTAAATTTTATACTAAAAAAACTGACAACTCGGTTGTTGAAGTTGGTGGTGCTGGTTCAGTAACACTACAAAATGTTATGACAAATGGTGCAACTACAACAACAGATTTACTATTAGACCAAGGAGCAAGATTAGTATTTGAAGGTAATTTAGCAAACTCATACGAAACTTTTTTAACAGTTGCAGAACCAACTGCTGATAGAACAATAACATTACCTAATCAATCAGGTACAGTCGCTATGGACGGTGACGCTTTAGCATACGGTATAGTATTCGGGGGATAATAAATGGCGAGTAGTTTTAAAAATGCAGGACTAGATGTTGGTGTTTTAGATGACGCAACAGGTAATATGTACACTGCTGGTGGTAGTGTAACTGCTGTTGTTCACGCTGTTTATATTTCAAATTTAAGTGCAACAAATTCAGCTAAAGTAAATGTTAAAGTTACAATAGATGGCGGTTCTACATTTAGACATGTCGGTAGAAGTTTAGAAGTGCCAGCAAACAACACTCTTGTTTTAGATAAACCGATTAACATTGAAAGTTCAGATATATTAAGAATATATGCTGACCCTAATCCAGATAGTTCGTCTGTAGATGTGGAAGCATATGCAAGTATATTGGAGATTAGTTAATGTCAACTTTAGGATATGTAACACCAGTTGGTCAACAAAGTAAAGAGGGATTTCATGCTCTGAGAAGAACAACTGAGGGACTTTTATACTATACAAAAGTTGATAAAGATAGTACAGATAGTATTGACTTTGATGGTGGTAGTCCTACAGATAAAAATGGTAACAGACAGTTGCCTTCTAAAGTTGACTACACAGATGAAGTAACAAAATTACAATCAGGAACACAATATTTTACAGGAGACAATTCTACTGTAACATTTACATTATCAACACCAGTTTTAGATGGTACAAGAATCGCTGTATTTTTAAATGGTGTAAAACAACCTATTGATGAAGTTTGGACATATGCTTCAAGTGTAGTTACTTTTAAAATTGCACCTTTTAGTGGTTCACAAGTTGCAATAGGTCGTATTGAAAAAGAATATAAAAACAATACAAGTGACAAATATCAACAATATGTATTTGAAGATGGTGACGCAACATATCATATTGATGATAATGGTTACTTTGTAAAAAGAGAAAACAAAAGTAGAGGGGCAACAGCTTTGACAACAGATGATTTCGCCACAGCAGAGGGTTCAACATATTCTGTAGCGACAACATCTTGGCAATCAGCAGTATAAACTCGTATAAATAGTATAAAGAATTAAAGGTAAACCATGGCAGATTTCAAATTAGGCAGAATAAAATTTAAATGGAGAGGCGATTGGGCTGTTGATACTGCCTATTTAATTGATGATGTTATTAAATACGGTGGTAATACCTATGTGTGTATTCAAAATCACACAGCTCCAGCAAACGAAAATTTATTTTATACAAGTCCTGGCACATACACAAGTTACTGGTCTTTGCAATCAGAATCATTATTTTTCAAAGGCACTTACGCAAATTCAACTTGGTACAAATTAAATGACCTAGTTTCTTACGGTGGTAAACAATATAGAGCAACAACTGCTCACACATCATCAAGTGCAGTTTTAAACCAGTCAAACTTCGAACAACAAGTAGATGGTATTACTTTTAGAGGCGACTATGCTGAAAGTACACAATATAGATTAAATGATATTGTTAAATATGGTGGTAGACAATATAGATGTACCACGGAACACACATCAGCAGCTAAAACTGGTTCTCCATCAACTGCTGTTTTAAATACATCTAACTTTAGTTTATTTGTAGATGGTTTAGATTTTAAAGGCGATTGGGCAGCCTCATCATATTATAAAGTAAATGATGTTGTCAAATTTGGTGCATTTCAATATAAATGTACAGCAGCTCATACTTCTACATCAACATTCTCAACTGGCAGTTTCACAGTTTATTCAGAGGGTTTACAATTTGAAGATAGTTATAATGCAAGTACAACTTACCAAGATGGTGATGTTGTAACATATGGCGGGTATTCTTATGTATATGTAAATTCAACTCCACAATCAGGAGTAACACCAATAGATGGTTCAGATTGGAATTTATTAAATCCTGGCTTTAATGCCTTAGGAGATTACTCACACGGAACAGCATACAAAACAGGTGATGTTGTTAAGTATGGTGGTTATTCTATGGTGGCTATCGTTGATAGTACCTCAGTTAGACCTTTTGGTGCCGGCTCATCTACAGTTGACGGAAAATGGAAAACTTTAAGTGAAGGATTTGAATGGAAATCCAGTTATAGTGCTAGCACAACATATATCATTGGTGAAGTTGTTGAATATGCTTCATCTTCGTATGTTGCAATCGTAGATATAATTTTAGGTGTAACACCAGGAACAGACGCAACTAAATGGCAATTACTTGCACAAGGTAGTACAACAAATGTATTAACTACTAGAGGTGACATTATTGTTCGTGACTCTTCTCAAACAACAAGATTGCCTATAGGTGTATCGGGTTCAATTTTAACAACAAATGGTACAGATGTACAATGGTCAAATGCTGAAGGTGCAAATGTTAAATGGGTTGCAAACTCAGGTTTAGACAGTAATCCAGGCACTCAAACATTACCTTACAAAACAATCAATTACGCTTTAAAACAAACCACATCAGGTGATATAATTGAAGTTGAAAGTATTGCAGGAGGAACTGGCGGTACTCCTGGTACTTATGATGTAACACAAGCTTCAACAACAGGTTCAGGAACAGGATTTGCAGCTAGAGTTGTGTTAGATGGTTCATCAACAGCAACAATCACAATCACAAATGGTGGTACTGGCCACGCTGAGGGTGATACAATTACAATTACCGGCGTTGGTTCTCCTACTGCTTCATCAAACATTACTTTTAATGTTAAATCAGTTTCAGTAGGTGATGTTCTTTATGTTAAAAATGGAGTTTATAAAGAGCAGTTGCCTATGGTTGTTCCGGCTGGAGTTACTCTTAGAGGTGAAAGTTTAAGAGGTACAGAAATTAGACCGGCAACTGGTACAGGCTCTCAGATTAAAACAGTAACAACAAGTTCTACAATTGCTGGTGCAACCGACGGAACATACAGTTTTATACACCAATCATCAACAAGTGGGACTGGTAATGGTGTTGTTGTAAATGTTACAATATCTTCAAATGTATTTTCTAGTATAACAATTTATCACGGCGGTTATCATTATGCAGTAGCAGACACGATTGATTTTACTGTTGCAAAATTAGGGTGTGGAGGTACAGGTACTTTAACAGCTACTGTTGCTTCATTAGAAAATAACAATGCTTCTAATATGTTGCTTGTTAATAATCAAACTAATGTCACATTATTTACATTTAAAGGATTGACAGGTACACCAGTAGGTGGTGGAATTTCAACATTAAGACCTGCTGTAACATCATTGGATCCTGAAGGTGCAATTTTAACATCTTCACCATATATTCAAGATTGTTCCTCAGTTAATGCTAATGCTACAGGTATACAAATTGATGGTAATTTGCACAAAAATTTAGCTTCTGTTGGTAATAAATCAATTCTTGCAAATGACTTTACACAAATTAACTCAGATGGTGTTGGTGTTCACGCAATCGGAACTGGTCGTGGAGAGATGGTTTCTGTCTTCACATATTATTGTGATAAATCATATTTTGCAGAAACAGGTGGATTTATTAGAGGTTTAAACTGTTCATCTGCTTATGGTGAACAAGGTGCTGTTGCTGATGGTTCATCAGCTGCCGAAACAGCAGTTACAGTACAAAGTAGAGGTGAACATTTACTTTATCAACCTGCTACAATCAGTACAGGTTCAACTTCGGATATTGCAGGCGCAATTACAACAAATGGTTCTGGTACTGCTACAGTAACAGGTAATACCTCAGGCGCAACTGCTACATTCTTTAGATATCAAATTTCAAAAGATACACTTTATATTGAAAATAGAAGTGGTAACTTTCAACAAGGTGAAACTATTACAATTACAAAAGAAGATAGTTCCACATTTACAGCAGATTTATCCACTACATTTGGTGATAGTACAGCTGCTCAGATTGGACAAATAAATGCTCTTATTGCAGTTAAAACAACTGATGGAACATTATCAAGTGCAACTGCTATTCCTATTGGTGCTAATATTAGATTTGCAGGCAATTCAACATACTATAGAGTTGGTGCTGTAACAGAAACTAATACAACAGCACAAACAGCAATGGTAAGACTTACTCTTGCTCTAGGTACAGGCGAGGCCGTTACTGAAGGAACAACAACTACAGTTACAAATGAATTTTCAAATGTACGATTAACAGGACACGACTTTTTAGATATTGGTACTGGTGGTTTTGCAGATACAAATTATCCAAGTGGTGTTGGTTCTTCTCAAGCAGCTTCACAAGATGATGAAGTTATAGAAACAAATGGTGGTCGTGTTTATTTCTCATCAACCGACCAAAAAGGTGACTTTAGAGTTGGTGATTTATTTAGAATTGAACAATCAACTGGTACTGCTACACTAAATGCAGACGCCTTTGACCTTTCAGGTCTTTCTGAATTACAACTTGGTTCTATTGGTGCTGAAATAGGTGCAACAATTAATGAATTTAGTACAGACGAAACTCTAGGTGGAAATAGTACGGAATCAGTTCCTACAGAAAGAGCTGTTTTAGGTTATCTAACAAGAGACCAGGCTGGCACAGGTGCATGGGTTCCACCAACTGGTACAACTGCTCAAAGACCTACAGGCGGTGCCTTATACACAGGTGCAATTAGATATAACGCAACACTAGTTACTTGGGAAGGCTATAATGGTACACAATGGACAGGTTTAGGTGGTGGTAATCCTTGGTCATCTATTGACAACACAGCTAGTCCTTATGCTATTGCAGCTAATGATAGAGTATTTGTAGATACAACATCTGGAGCAATTACAATTACATTACCATCTTCTCCTTTAACAGGAGACCAATTAAGAATGTTAGACCTAGCAGGAACATTTGATACTAATAATTTAACATTAGATAGAAATGGTAATAAAATTATGGGGGCTACGGCTAATTTAACAGTTAGTACAGAAAATGCGTCTATAGGAATTGTTTACACAGGTTCAACATATGGTTGGAAGTTGATAGAAAACTTTTAATTGATATAAATATATAAATAAATATAGAGTAAGATAACGAGGAAAAAATGGCAGACGATATTTGGCAATCAGAGTGGAGAGAAAATGATGGTAGACCTGAAAATTTTGATAGGGTTGCAATAATTAAACTCGACCCAATTTCTTCAAAATCAACGGGTGGCACAGTTATTGCTATTGAAATGTGGAAATATACAATGGCCAGTAAAGAAGCTAGAAAAGATACGCAGTATATTAATAGCAAATTTGAGTATGATGATGATTACAAATGTGTTAAACATGACACAGCTCAAACAGGTTGGATTATGCAAGACAAAACAGGAATTCTGATGGATTCTAATATTAAGGATTAACAATGGCTGATTTAAGAGATTTTACAGGTAAGAATAGAAAATTTACAGGCGATAGTGGTCTTGTGCCAAGTGACACAACAGCAACTACAGGAAATAGGGTAGCTGAAACGGGAAGATTTAGATTTAATAGTACGATTAATTTAATGGAATACTATAACGGTACTTCTTGGATTAGTATTGATAGTCCTCCTACAGTTTCAAGTGCGACACCAACTAGTGTTGATGAAGATGGTACAACCACATCTTTTACAGTAACAGGTGACAACTTTTCATCAGCTGGTTTAACTGCTTCTATTTTTAACGCAAGTGGTACTGAAATTGCATTTGATAGTGTGACTAGGAATAGTTCAACACAACTAACTGCCGTTTTAACAAATTCAAATTTAGGAACAATTAGTGAACCATATGATATTAAAGTTGTAAATGGTTCTGGTCTTGCTGCTACATTAGCGTCTGCTTTTAATGTTAATGAAGCTCCTACTTGGTCAACTAGTGCAGGTGACCTTGGTGCAGCTGTTAAAGGTAATGCAATATCAACAATAACAGTTGCAGCTACGGATCCAGAAGGTGGTGATGTAGATTATTACCTTTCCGCTGGTTCGTTACCAACAGGATTATCTTTAGCTGCGGAAACTGGTCAAATTACAGGCACATATACAGGTTCATCAGCAACAACATTTAACTTTACTATAGAAGCACATGATAGTGCCTCAAATGTCACATCAAGAGCTTTCTCAATGACAACAGTTCTTCCAAATGGTACAACACCAGCTTTGGCTGTTGCTGCTCCAAATGATATATACATTGCTAATAGTTCATTTTCAGATGGTAATTATTATATTAATACACCTGATGGTGGTATTCAACAATGTTACTGTATCAATGCAGGCAGTAGAGGTTGGGCGTTAGTCGGCCGTTTTTCTGCTGACGCAAAAGATAGTGTACAAGCTACCCTAGGTAGTACAAGAGGTTTAAAAGATGTATCACAAGGTGGTACTAATTATTGGTCTGCTGACTTTGGTACTTTTGATACCACAGATTCACAACACTATATGATGGCTTGGGGGTCACCAAACTTTCCAGGAAGAACCAACTCAGGCGTAAACTGGATTATGAATATTCCACAAACTGGTTATTCAACATTTAGACAATGGATGGCAAATTCTCCTTCCGATTCTCCAGGTCAAGGTTCTACACCTGCTGTCCCATTTGCCACATATCAGGGACCTTTTTCTGGTTTGCAGGATAAACAAGGTGTACTTTGTGACGGTGCTAAAGATGGACCGTTTAATGGTAGCCGTTGGAATAATCCAAGCTTTAGGGAAACTAGAATTGCGGATCCAAGTGGAGGAAATTATGTTTCTCAAGGTGGTCTTTCAAATAATCAAGGTAGTGTTTGGTATATGGATGCTTCAGATGACGCAAAATGGGCTGTACACGCTTCAGATGTTAGAGCCGGACAGGATATAAATGCTTCACAATATTTTGGTATAGATGATAACCAGGGGCCAGGACATTATGATGTAGGTACAGGTTCAGAGAGTCAAGGTTCATCTCGTAGAGATTATAGTAACGCAGTAACATTCTGGTTGTCTTAAAAATATAATATTATATGTGATATAAATAGTATCACAACAATTGAATTGAGGAATAAATTATGGCTGACGCTTTTAGAACGCAAGTTCATTATGATGATGATTTGAATTTAGCAACTAAACTTTTACCTATTTGTAGAGAAACTTTAGAGCAAATAGAATACAATGACAATTATCCATTTGGTAAAACTTCTTTTTATAATCAAGATGTATTTACTGAAATTCTTAATAAGTATCCAGAGCAATTTTCAGAGTTAAAGAAATTCATTTTAAACACCGTTAAAATGCATGTACATTATCACGGTTTTGATGATGATAAAATTAATTTTGGTTTAACTAGTATATGGTTATCTCAAATGAATAAAGGCGGATACCATGAGTTACATCACCATCTTCCAGGACCACATCTAAGTGGTAATTTTTTTATTAATTCAGATAAAAATAGTTCAAATTTAACCTTTGTAAGAACAGCTGATGAAGTTTCACACAGATATTGTTTTCCTGAAGATTTGCCTAAAAGAAAAGGCAAAGATGGAGATAATTTATATAGTGTTGTAGAAAAAGAATTTGAACCTGTAATAGGTCGTATGTATGTGTTTAATTCTAATATTTTACATAAAGTAAAACCAAATAAATCAGATGATAGAATTTGCATAAGTTTTAATATTTCTATGTATAAGGAAAATGAAGCGTGAATTGTTTAGGAAATCAGTTTACTAGTATTGTTGTAGAAGATTTTTTCGAGCAATTTGATTTAATTAAAGATGAATTTAAAAAAATACCATTATATGATTCTGTAGAATTAACTAAATTAAATAGAGAAACTTTTAATTTAACAGAAAACGGTGGTGAAGAAACCTGGCCTGGTTCAAGAAGTGAACCTTTATTTAAAGTTTCTCCTTTTTTAGAGGCATTATTTTTGCAAACATTTGACAATAAATTTAAAAACTTTTTTGCTGACAAAAAGGTTTCTTGCAAAACATCATTACATTTAAGATTAGATAAAGATGATACCTCCGATTGGATTCACCAAGACAATGAGGTTGCTGATTATTCTTTATTAGTATATTTGTCTGACACCAATTTACAATCAGGCACAGGATTATATAATCCAAAAAAAGAATTAATTACAGATGTAAAGTTTGTTCAAAACAGAGCCTTTTTGTTTACTAGTGATTATTTTCACAAAGCCATAGGTAATCACGGCAATGATATACATGATGGCAGACTAACCTTTAACGCATTTTTTAGAATAGGATAATATTATGACATCTTGGACTTTTGACAGAAACGAACAATTGAAGAATACACCAGAAGAAGAGAATAAAGAGAAAAGAACATTTAATAATGTACAAGAATTAAAAGACCAATTTGTTATGCCTATTGCAAGTCGTATTTTTGTAGCTGATAAGTTAGTAGATTACAATATGCAACAACAAATTTATAGTAGTTGTACTAAACACAATTATTTTTTAGGATGGGAAGATAGAACGGATGATGGAAAAGATAGAAAAAATTTACATGGCGTACTAAAAAAAGAAGATTTAGAAAATATCGGATTGTACGAAAGAATAATGGTTGCGTTTAAAAATTCTGTTTTTGACGATTATCAAAACTTTAAATTTTCAAAAGCAGTAATTAATCTCACTAAACCTGGCGATGTTCATTTTGCACATACACATCCTGGACAGGTCGTATGTTTATATTATGCAAATTTAGAATGGAAGGATGGTTATTATGGAGAAACAGTTTTTTATGACGATAAAGTGGAAGATATAAAATTTTCTTCCATATATAAACCTGGAAGGTTCTTAATGTTTGATGGTGAAGTTCCTCATTCTATAAGACCTCAGTCATCTATAGGTCCGGCTTATAGATTTACAATATCAACTTTTTTTGAAAAATAATGTTATTAAAAGTATTTTCCACACCTGTTTTAATTGATACCGTTCAACTGGATAAAATTGAAATTAAAAATAAAAATTTTTCACAGAAATGGCAAGGTGATGTTCACACTAGCCATGGATATACTAATGAATTAAATAGTGAAGGCGTTGATGAATTACTGAAAGTGATAACAAAAAACTTAGATGAAATAATACCGTTTAAGTATCAATTAGAAATACAAAATGTATGGCAAAACAAGTATGAAATTGGCCATAGTCAAGATAGACATATGCATACAAGAGCACATTTTTCTTTTATAGTTTATGAAAATGTGGATGAGGGTAAAACAGTTTTTGTACACCCTATTAATGATTTATTAATGGAAAAATATGCATATATGGGTATCAAAGGAGATGAAGCTGAACATGTTTTTCAAATGAACTTTGAACCTAAATTAAAAAAAGGAAGTATTGTAATATTTCCTAGTTACTTGGAACATTATGTGAGAAAAAATACAAAACCAGGAAGTACAATATCAGGAAATATATCAATAACAGCAATTGATACTTCATTCTTCTCACAAGTAAAAGTATAGGAAATCAAAATGAGTAATTATATTTTTTATAATAAGATATTTGATGAAGAAGATTTGACTAAAATTAAATCATTAATTGATACAAAAGAGTGGGTAAAAAATCCTGATTATGATAATGGTAAAAGAGATGTAATTTTTGGCGAGGAAAATCATATTGATTTAATAAAAGAAAATTTACCTCCTTTTTCAAAAGTAAGAGATGTATATAATAATTTTTTAGATGAACATTTACAAAAAAGTTTTTTAAAATACACAGATAATAAATTTTTAATAGATGTGAAGTTAGCTAAGTATGATGTAAATGATGAATATGCTTGGCATAGTGACCATTTATTTACTGAAAAAGATGTACAACTTAGAAGAGTTTTAACTTCAATAACTTATTTAAATGATGACTTTGAAGGTGGTGAAACAGAATTTAAAGACATGATTATTAAACCTAAATCTGGATATACTTTGATATTTCCAAGTGAGTGGTTTATTGTTCACCGTGGAAAGCCTGTTTTAAAAGGCACTAAATATATATTAGTAGCACATATGAATAGTAAAGTGTTAAACTGAGGAGTGTTTAATGGATAAAGTTAGTGACTATATTAAGGTATATAATTCAATGTCTAAAAATGAGTGTAATAATTTAATTGATATATTGAATAAAGAAACATGGGAAAAACATACATGGTATAATAAATCATCAGAAAAATTTACAACTAATGAAACAAAAGAATTAGATGTGTTTTATGGTAATGAAAATACACACTCTTTTGTAAAAGAACATGTTTTTGATTGTATTGAAAAATACTGTAATGAATTTATGAATGGACCTCAAAATATAAAATCTCTTACACCAGTAAGATATAACAAATATTCTATAGGCACTATGATGAGGCCTCATTATGACCACATACATAGTATTTTTGATGGCACTAAAAAAGGTATACCTATATTATCTCTAGTCGGTGTATTGAATGACAATTATGAGGGCGGCGATTTTTTATTTGGACAGACAGGTAATCATAGAGTAGAATTAAAAACAGGAGATATTTTAATATTTCCTTCAAATTTTTTATACCCACATGCAGTCATGGAAATAAAAAATGGAATCAGATATTCTTTTGTAAGTTGGGCTTTTTAATATGAAAAATGTAATACCTATTTTTAGCACACCTATGTATATGAGTGAGGATAGTTATCATTTATCTGAACATGAGATTAATACTATAAAACAATTAAGTGGTGAAGCTTTACCTAATCAAAATAAAAACTATTCAACATCTACTTTAAAAAATTCTTATTTACTAGACAATTATGAAATATTTTCAAATTTAAAAAAGTTTATAGAAAGTAATATAGAAAATTATACTACTAAAGTTATGATGATACCCAAAGAAAAAGTAGGTCTTACACAATCTTGGTTAAATTATAACACCAAAGAGAGTGGACACCATCATCATAAACATAGAAATAGTATTTTTAGTGGTATATATTATGCAAAAGGAACATTAGAATCGCCTACAATTTTTACTAGAGGTTCTTATTTTTTTGATAATTGGCAAGTAGATTATTCAGAAAGAAATTTATTTAATGCTGAAGAATTTACTTTAGCTTTAGAACCAGGAAAACTTGTACTTTTTCCTTCGACATTGTATCACTATGTTCCTGAAAATGTAATGGATATGACTAGAGTTACAATAGCGTTTAATACTTTTTGGAATACTAATATAGGTTCAGATGAATCATTAACTAAATTAAATTTTGGAAATAATAAAAATGCTTGATATAAAAGAATTGACAATGGAACACCATAAAGACGCTGAAAGGCAAGGCTTTGTAAAAATATTAATGTCTGGTGAAATAGACCATAAATTGTATGCAACATACTTGTACAATCAGGCACAATGTTATAGTGTTTTAGAGAAATATGGATTACATAACTCTTTGTTTAGAGATACCCCTAATTTACTTAGAACGGAACATATACTGTATGATTTTAATTCATTTGGTATTGAAACACCAGAGATTACTGAGAGTACAAAACAATACATTGACCATATAGAATCTATACAAGATGAAGCAATGAAATTATATGCACATGTATATGTTAGACACATGGGAGATTTATCAGGTGGCCAGATGATTATGAAAAGAACACCTGGTCCTAATAGATACTATAAATTTAAACATAAAGAAGTTGGTGATTACAAACGAATAGTCAAAGAAACAATTAACACATACTTAAATGTATATGAACATTCTGTATTACCTGAAGCTAAGTTTTGTTTTCAAAGTGCAACTAACTTATTTAAAGAAATGAAGGAGCTACATGATTTGGGATAGATTAATTAAGTGGAAAGATGAAACTATTGAGGTATTAAATCAAGAGTTAACTGAGTACAATGAACCAGGCATGGATAGATTCAACAATGATGAGTTTGGTTGGGTCAATAGAACATGGAAAAATAATTATATAAGACGAGCTCATGTAGATGTAGTTGATGTGAGAGATAGTAAAAAGTTATGGATGGCTCATGTATGTTTATTTCCAGAATTAACAAACGGTGGACCAATTTATGGATTTGATATAATTGCAGGTAAAAATAAGGTGACAGGTGCTTTCCATGATTTTAGTCCTTTATTACAGAAACAACACCCTTTAACAGAATGGTTTATAGAAGAAAATAAACACTTTAAAGCAAGTAAAGAGAGAGAGTTACCAGATTGGGCAAAGGCAATTTTTAGCGGAGGAATGATTGCTGCCGGTAATGTTACAGAGGAAGACGAATTAAATCAAATTTGTACCATGGCCGTGTCCAATTTGCGTAACTATATTGACAAAATTAGAGTACATGATGGTGAGGCAAAGAGAGAAGATGTGATAAAAGCACAGAATTATTACTGTGAACATCAACAACAAAACCCCCATACACCAAGGGTTATGGAGAAACTAGGTCTTCCACAAGAAGATATTAAGTTGTTTTGTGAAGATAATCTCTTTCCGAAGATATAATTATCCTTATAAATATACCAAGAAAAGGTAAACAATTATGGCCGAACCAGCAACAAGAGAAAATTTAAAA